GGTTCTTTCTTCAACATACTCTAGCTTCTTTTCAGTAGCTAAATCTTTTGACTCTCTCAATTGGCCAAGTTCTTTCTTAGCTCCTTTTAAGTCTCCAGACTGCCCAGATAACCCATTAATTTCTTTTTGTACTTTATCCACTTCACGTTGAATAACAGATATCTTATCATTGTTTGAGTTAATACGTTGCTGTCTCTGTCTCAGCTCATTTAACTTGTTCTTGATTTCAATACCTTCTCTTTCTGCAATAGCAACTTCTTTTTGAATATTCTGTATATCATTTTGAACATCAGAAGCTGTTTTCTTAATATCACTTAGTTTAGCAGTTTTAATATCTACACTAATCTCTTGTTCACAAGTTGGACAATTATCATTGTCTTCAAAGAATCTTGCATCTTTGACCAATGATTTAATCTTGTTATTATTCTGTGCTTGTGCAGTCTTAATGTCAGACATTCTATCCATGAATGTTGATTGTGACTTTTCTTCAGCCTGTAGCTGTACTGTAAGATTCTTACCTATAGTTTGAGAATCCTCGAATAGTTTACTAATCTCGGATTTATGTTCTTCTATAGACAGACGTTTCTGTTCCATCATGTCTTTATTAATAGATTGCAGATCTTTGATATACTTTTCTTGTGATTCCATCTTAGTCTTATATAACTCTATCTGATGGTTTATATCACCCAGTTCATCTTTGATTTTGGAGTTTCTTTCTTTTAATAGCATATTCATCTTTGAGAATATTTGGATATCCAATAGGTCTTCAATGACTGCTCTACGGCTCCACGCTGGTAGTTGCATAAATGGAATAAATGAACTACTTCCTAACACAACTACTTGGTGGAAAGACTTATGATTTAGCTTTAATATATTAGTTTCCAAGAATTTTTGAAAGTCTCGCATACTTGATGCTTGATTAATCATATTTCCATTCTGCCAGATTTCAAATTTGTTGGGTTTAATACCACGAACAATCTTAAATTCTGCATTACCAATATCAAACTCTACTTCTACTATAGCTTTCTTACCATTAATTGAATTAACCAATTGAATCTTGGCTATATCACGGTGGGGTTTACCAAACAGACCGAATGATAATGCATCCAATAATGTGGATTTACCAGCGCCGTTTTGGCCTACAATAAGTGTGGTTGGTGATTTGTCTAGTTTTACTTCAATGAATTCGTCGCCGGTGGATAAAAAATTCTTCCACTTACATGATTTAAAATGTATCATACTACCTCTAAGTTTTGTGCTTCAGTATATAATTTGCGTAGTTCAACCTTGATATGGTCTTTATCAAGTTCAGTATCTACTGCTTCAACATAGGAATCAAGTAGTTCGGTAGTATCTTCTAGCGAGACCTTCTCGTCTTCGACGCTGTCTCCCATATACTCCTCAAATGATTCTGCAATCTTTAACTCATATGTCTCAATAGATTGTAATTTATCCACAAATTTATCGAACATATACAAGTCATTTTTATTTATAACAATGAGCTTAATAAACTTTTTCTCGTATTGAGATACATCCACATTGCTATAATCAGTCTTAGTATCGTCATAGATTACCTTCTTAAACATAGTAATAGGGTTACGCACAGGGGTAACTTCTCTTGTTTCTGTATCAAGCACATGAAAATACTTAGGGTCGTCAACATCTGCCCATGTAAACTCCATTTGTGAACCCAAGTACTTAACATTACCAGAGCTCGATCTTGTATGGAAATGACCAGATAGTACTAGTTCAAACCTAGAGAATATATCTGCATTCATACCGTGTGGATTCGGAACACCAGCCAATAAATCAAACCCCTTCAACTCTAAATGTGCTCCAAGAATAGGTGCATTACAATTAAGAGCCCACTTAGTATATTCTTCATAGTTGGCATTGTTAATCCATGGAATAACTGCGACTCCAAGTCCATCATAATCCAACACAGTGGGTTTCATTATAATATTTACATTACTTGTAAAATACCCTAGCAGTTCTTTGAGGCTACAAAGTTCGTTGGTGTTTTTGTAGAACACATCATGATTTCCGGGTATAATATCCATGGTAATCCCTGCATCACGCATAGGCTCAAGAAAATGCTTACGATTAGCATTAAGTGCTTTAAAGTTAACGAATTTTCTGTGTTCATAATAGTCTCCTAGGTGCAGGATATTTTTGATATTGTGTTCTTTTAGATACGGAAAGAATATTTCCTCATAAAATCTTTCTTGATACTTTAGAAATATATCTGACGAATTTCTTACCCCACAATGGGTATCATTTAAAATAGCTACTTTCATATATTATACCATAAATAATTCTAGTTTTTCACGTTCTTTTTCTTCTTTAGCAAATTCTTTAATCTTAGCGTCTTTAGTCTTCACTTGATCAATTCTTTGTCTTAAAGTATCAACGTACTGTAGAGTCTGTTCTGCTCCTGCATCATCCATACCCATAGCTACAAAATCTTCAATTCCACATTTCTCAATATATCTGAACTTAATGTCTTGTTGTTTCTTTTCTTTAGTTATTCGCCTAATAAAGGCGAAGTAGCATATCTGTGTAAAGTATGAGAATGCATTAGGTTTACCAGTCCTAGTGGCAGCTTCGATATTATAATTACTGATAGCTCTTAAACAATTTTCTACTGCATCCATAACCATTTCTTCGCGATATGTATATCTTACAAAGTTCGGTCTGTGAGATAGACCCTCCGCAATCTTAATAAAGCATTCAGCAATATAATTGGTTACTATAGGTGCATCTGTATCAGCTTCACGAGCAGCAAGTGCGGATTTAGCATAATCATAGACTGCTTCAGAGAAGTCTCTGTTATTAACGTAATGTGGTTTTTCTTTGGGCTTTAACTTGGCCATATTTGGGTTTCCTCCATAATTAGTATATTATAACACATTTGAGTGACAATGTAAAGAGCTAATTTAATTTAATTATTTTTAACAAAATGGTTGACAAATAGGGCTGAATAGTATATAATATATTAGTCGTCCGGGGGGATAGAGGTATACTATAATTAATGTATAGTTTCTTTACTCTGGATGTGGTCGTCATACTCATCATACTCATCTTCTACTTCAAATTTATTAGCTATCTGATTAGTTATTCTCTCTACTATAGCTTCCATTGACTCGGGTGGTGGGAGTGGTTCTTTCTTAGCTAATGCATACTTAATATATTCTTTCTTTATATCTTCCACAACACTAGAATCACCAATAATATTATGTTTGTCTATAGAATACTGCTTCTGTTCAGAGAAAGGAAACCATGGAGAGAACTGGTAACCGCCGACCATAGTACTATAAACAGCAACTGGCCGTTCAATCATATAATTGTCTCGGTTATTATTACTCACTAATGCAATGATATTATCACCATTAATAAGTTTAAAATTTCTAATATTAAGGTCTTCCATATTATATATTTATATCATACACATTGTAGTTAAATTTCTCTTTAGCATATATTTTAATGCGCTCTGCCGCATGAACCAAGGTATAGTTCTTCTTACTCTTCCAATGTAAATCATCTGCAATATCATATACTTTAGTATTTATCCCATCTGCAGATTTTCTTAAGCCACGACCAATACTCTGTAATACTCTAATTTGTGACTTAGATGGGCTCGCGAAAATTATATTATGAAGGCGTTTAATATTAATACCAGTTGAAAAAGTACCCATAGAAGCAACGATAATAGCGTCATCCTGTCCTTCAGTAATAGCCCTAATCTCTTCCCTAGTGTCGACATCCGTTTCGCCACTGACATAGAATAATCTCCTCTCTATAATATCCATCTTTTTAAATTTTTCTTGTAACATGTTATGTAGAGGTTTTCCGTGTTTATCAACATATTGGAAAAGTATGAGTGTATTACCTTCACAGTCCATAGCGAGATTAGAAATAAAGTTATTTCTTGGTTCATACTTAACTATGAAATCCATCTCAGCCTGATAGTCCCTCTTTACTTTACAATATTCATCTGCATATTTTAGTAGTAATATATTAATATCTAATTTTGCCAGATCGTTACTATCCATTAACTTTTTAGTAGTGGTTACTTTATGTACAGGGCCGAATAAGCCTTCTAATACTAATTGATGTGTCTGTGTTCCATCCAAAGTACCAGTAGTACCCATACGAAATTTACATTCGGTGCATTTTTCTAATATAGCAGTCAAAGATTTAGCTTTAAATGAATGCGCTTCATCTCCAATCACCATACCATAATGCTGAAACCACCCTGCTTTTTCTTTATATATTGATTGCCATGTAGTAATAACCACTCTATTCTGTATGTTATACTTCTCTCTGCCAGCATAAATTTTGTGACAATTTTCATCCACATTCCATTCGTCAAATTGAGAATAGTCTGCAAAATCAGAATACATCTGTTCTACAAGAGATGTTGTGGGTACTATTAACAATACATTCTTATCAGACGCCTCTAAAAAGAAACGAATAGCCATGTAAATAATAAGTGATTTACCAGAAGCTGTAGGGGATAGTAGTAACGATTGTCCATTACTAAGTGCATGTTCAAGCGCATCTAATTGATATCCACGGGGTTCTATTTTATTACCACCTGCAGTCAAAGTTAGTTCATTTACTAACGCTTCTATATCAACAAGATTTTTAGAACCTGCCATACCATAAGTAGAATTATTATCCAATTCCACATCATAAGATCGGGCAGCTGCAAATTCGTATAGGTATTTAAACAGACCTGTATAGAGAGTTTTCTTTCTTAGGTCGTATAAACGTATCTTACCATCCCACATGCGATTTTTATATGCTGGCATAAATTTATAACCAGGCACAAAGA